ATAAGCCTTTTTATATTGCTTGGAGTTTTTAGTTCTACTCATATTTTTTTTTTTTTTTCCAGGGCGATTTTTCTTAGCCTTTTTGTAATAAGTACTAATTACGTTTTTTTTTTTTTTTTTAGTTTTGCAGGCCCAGTATCTTGCTTTCCACCTTGGCCCAGGATTATCACAGTTATGCCTTGCTCTAAAAGACTTTCTTCGTTTAGGGTTGTTTTTCTTTATTGTCATGTTTGGATCTCCAAAATGAACAACAGTTACTTTTCCATTAGGTTTTTTTACATAAACCTTGGATTTTTTAGAAGGCCTTTCAGACTTCATTATTTTATTTAAAGTTACCGTTCTTCCTTGATAGAGAGCCATTACATAAACTTTTGGTAAATATAACATTAGACAAAATGTCTACCATAAAAATTTTAGGTGCAGAATAGTGTATGAAACAGAATATTAAATTTTTGTTCTGGTAAAAATATATTGATATAAATTTGGCCAAAACCAACAGTATGTCTTTAACTGAGATTTTCAATAAAGAAGATTTTGATGGAATGTTGTTTAACCCATTTAAAGTCAAGTCTTTACTAAGAAAATATCCAAAACTAAAAATGTTTAAAACATTTATTGGTGTAGATGAAAAATTAGTAAAGTATGTTCTTTTTATGTATGACCACAACACACCGTTAAAAGAACAATTTCCAGATTTAAAGATTAGAAAAGAACAGGCTGCCGTACTTTCTGGGTATAATCTAGAGGAGGATGAGGTTGAATTAAACAACATTTTCTTTTTTACAAATACGGTTATTGTTGGCATGGTCTCTGAGTTTTTAAAAAAACAAAACAACAGGATTTGGTCAATGATAGTGTCAAACGAACAAACTTTCTACGAGTATCAAACCAAGTTGTTAAGACCTGTTGATGGTGATAGAGATAAAGACATATTACAGGCATTACAGATCAAGTCTAAAATTATGGACGATCTAAACACTATAAACGACAGGTTAGAATCCTACTATATGAAGTTATATGGTGAAGACCAAGAGTTATTGAAGACTATAAAAGCAGATAAAAGATTAACACCAGAGTTTATTGCTAATCTATGAGTAAAGTAGATATTCAAGGAGTTACTTTTGAATTACCTCCAAAAGGAAGTGTATACAATGTAATTACAAAGGAGTTTGAAAAAAGACCAATAATAACCAGTTCGTCAAAAAAAAGTGAACAGGTATGGAAGAGAACTGAACTGCCAGAAAATTACGAATACAAAAGAAACGAGGAATTAGCAAAACAGCAAGAGGATAAAGATTATTTTGATGTAGAGTTGGAAAACTTTAGATCCCAAGAATGGGATAGAAGACTTAATGGTGTTTGGTTTATGAATAATGGCAAAGCAGAATATTTGACCGGTCTTCATTATTTGTTTTTAAATTGGTGGAAAATTGATATAGGATATCCTGAGTTTAGAAAGCCAGATCAGGAATATTTTTATTTTTTACAATCATGTATAGATAATCCAGATTGTTTAGGTATGATTGAATTGACTAAGCGTAGGCAAGGAAAAACTGTTAGAGCAGGTGTGTTTATGTTTGATTTAGTATCTAGGTCTAAAAATAAAAACGGTGGCATACAGTCTAAAACAGCGAGTGATGCAAAAAATAATGTTTTTCAGAAAAGTATTATAGCACCATTCAAAAAACTTCCTGATTTCTTTAGACCAGTATATGATCAGTCTAAAGGGGTCACCCCAACCTCAGAATTAAGATTTTATAGAACAACAAAAAGAGGACGAAAGTCTTTAGAAGATTTAGGTAAACCAGAACTTGAAAGTCAAATAGACTGGAAAAGTTCAGATAAATATGCTTATGATGGAACAAAATTACACAGATACCTTGGTGACGAGGTTGGAAAAACTATGGAAGTGGATGTCTGGGAAAGGCATAATGTTGTACGGTTCTGTTCGGAACTGGATGGCCGGTATATTGGAAAATTACTTTATACAACCACTGTCGAAGAAATGGAGTCAGGTGGTGAGTCATTCAAAAGACTTTGGGACGCTAGTAATCAACAAGATAGGAATGTTCATGGTAGGACTGCCAGTGGATTATTTCGATTCTTTACTCCTTCTTACAAGACACTCTACTTTGACAAGTTTGGTTATCCAGATGAAGAACGTGCTAAGGACTATTATTTGGCTGAACGTTCAAATCTTGTTAACGATGATCGTGCTCTTTCGAGTATTATCAGAAGGAATCCGTTCACTGTTGAAGAAGCGTTTCGAATAGACGGAGAGAGATCTTTGTTCAATGCCATGAAACTAAACGATCAGATAGATAGTATTTCATGGAAAGACAACCTATATACTGTTGGAAACTTTGAATGGGTTGGCGATAGAGACACAGGGTACGTTGATTTTAAACCAATGAGTAATGGTAGGTTTAAAGTTTGTTATCTATTTGAAGACAGCACAGAAGCAAATCGTGTGGTAAAGAGAGGTAAGAACTATCTACCAACAAGAAATCAAGAGTTTGTTATGGGTTGTGACCCATATGACCATGATAGTACTGTAGACCAAAGAAGATCTAATGGAGCCTTCTATGTATACAAGAAACACAACTCAGCATCAAATTTTTATAACAGTTCTTTTATTGTTGAATATATTTACCGACCAAGTACCGCAAGACAATTTTACGAAGATGTCTTGAAGTGTTGTCACTATTATTCTTGTAGTCTTCTATTTGAAGATAACAAGGTCGGTATAAAGAGTTATTTTGAAGACAGAGGTTATTCTGCTTTTCTTATGACTTTACCTGGAAGTATGAAGCCTGGATTAAGTGGATCTGTAAAAACGCATCAGCAGATTGCAGAAGTAACAGAGGACTATATAGAAAATAATATAGAAAAAGTTTTTTTCCCTAGCCTATTAAAAGATTGGCTAGAGTTTGATATAAGTAAAACAACAAAATTTGATGCCGCAATGGCCGCAGGATACACACTTATTGGAGATAAAAATATTTTGTTGAAAAACTATCATGTTAAAGGAAATCTGGTTGAAGCAAAAAAATTATTTAAAAGATATAAGGTAGGATGATTAAACAAACAGGAAAAGCAAACTACCCAAACCATAATATTGACCCCAGAGAGAAGGGCAAGGATTGGTGTTTGTCATACGCAAAAGCAGCATGGTCAGATTACACCAACCATAATACCCAATCATTTCATAATAACAGAGGGTCTTATGCAAGAATCAAGGACTACGCACAAGGAAATCAATCAATTAATAAATATAAAAGTTTACTAAATGTAGATGAGGGAGATAATGAATCTTGGTTTGCTATCGACTGGTCTGTTTTACCTATTGTTCCTAAATTCAGAAGAATTGCTTTAGGTAAATTAAACAAGACAGAATACAATATTACTGTAAATCCGATTGACACTTTAGCACAATCTGAAATAGAAGATTACTTTAGAAGAACTAAGGCAAAAATGGACTTAAGAAATTCTGTTCAGAAAACTATGCCTGGAATGGAAAATTTCAGTGTATTGAAGAAAATGCCTAATGAACCTGCTAATGACGAAGAACTTGAAATGCACATGGCATATACTTATAAGCATAATGCCGCAATTGAAATGGAACAGGGTATTGATTTAGTTTTTCAAACTAATGAGGTTTCGGAGAAAAGAAAGCAAGTAATGGAATCTTTGTTTGATTTTGGTGTAGCAGGATATAAAGAATATATAGATTCAAATGGTGCTGTAAAATGTAGGATAGTAAATCCTTCAAAACTATTGATATCGCATTGTAATAAAAGAGATTTTAGTGATAAGATTCACGTTGGTGAAATTACTGAAATGTCTATATCAGATTTAAAACAACTTGCGGGCGACCAGTTTCTCGAAAAAGAATATCAAGATATAGCAGAAAGATTTTCAGGTAGACAGGGAGATACAAAAATGTTTCCTTCAAACAGAAAATATTATAAGCATTATGATGATAGAAAGATTTTAGTTTTAGATTTAGAGTTCTTTTCTGTAGATCAAATGGTTCATGAATCTAGGGTAGATAGAAGAGGAAATAAGAGATTTGGACGAGCGGGTTATTCAGCAAAAAACAAAAAGAAGAATAAGTTTATAAGGTCTTCATATAAGACGGTTTACAAAATATCTTGGATTGTAGACTCAGACTATTGTTTTAATTATGGACTGTGTTCTGATATGAAAAGAGTTAAGTCAAACCTTATGGATACTGACTTGTCTTATCATCTTTTCGCTCCAGATTTTCATAATATGAAACCTTTAGGTATTATGGAGCAACTAATACCTATTGCTGATCAAATACAGATCTCGTGGTATAGGCTTCAAAATACAATAAATCAGGCGAGACCAAAAGGTATCATGATAGAACTAGGTGCTCTAGAGGATATTCCTTTAGGCTCTGGAGGTCAACAAATGAAGCCTATGGATGTTATTGATTTGTTTAACAAGACAGGTACGTTGGTATATAGAAGATCGGATGTAAGTGGAAAGCCAACAAACTATAAACCTATTGAAGAATTAGAAAACGGATTGGGTAGAGATGCAATATCTTACTATCAGGTAATACAGAATAACATTGAAATGATTCGCCAGATCACTGGACTTAATGAGTTTACTGATGGTTCTACTCCTGATGCAAGATCTTTAACGACAACGGCTAAACTTGCAGCCCAAGCAACCAATAATGCACTAGCACATATAGAACAAGGAGAAAGACATTTATTAGAAAAGTTAGCATCAGCAATAATTGTTAGGCTACAAGACTCTATAAAGAAAGGTCCTGTTCAGGGATATGTAAGAGGGCTAGGAAAAAAGTCAGTTGAGTTCTTTAAAATGTCACCTACAGTTTCAAAACATGAATTTGGCGTGACAATTGAAGACCGTCCAACAGAAGAGCAAAAAGCAAGGTTAATGCAAATATTACAGGCAAGTGTTGCTCAAGGACAGGTTGATTTTGAAGACGCTGTCTTTATTGAAGACATAAAGAATTTAAAACAAGCACAACAAGTTTTAGCATATAGAATAAAAAAGAAAAGAAAAGAAGCGGAAGAAAAAGCCCAGAGACAACAGCAAATGAATGGGCAGATTCAGATGCAGTCAGCACAAGCGGCTGAACAGGCGAAGCAACAAACAATGCAGATAAAAATGCAGACTGAAATGCAGATGGAAAAACTAAAAGCAGAACTTCAGTCACAGTTGCAGAAAGAAAAATATGAGTTCGAGATGCAGTTAGCCGGACAAAAAGATTACTCAGCAAGTGAAAGAAACTTAATGGATAATTTACCAACAAAAGAGTTTGTTCAGGCTGCTGTAAATGATGAAGATCAAAACATGCAATAATTTATAATTAAACAATCAACAATATGAGTAACATTGAAGAAGGAATTGACATTAATGAACTGAAAGTAATTGATGAGCAAGGTGAGGCACAGCCGGTAGAAGTATCTACAAAAGAGCCTCAAGAAGAAAATACTAATCAGGAGGAGACTCAAGAAGTAAACGAAACTCCTGCTGAGGAAACTGAAGCAGTTGAAACTAAATCAGAAGATGTCGCAGAAGAGCCAGAGGCATTGTTGAACGAAGATAGTTCTAAAGACGAGGCGGCTCCTGCGGAAACAGGAAAAATAACTAACTCTGAGGAGTTGTTTAATGAACTTGACAAAATTTCTACGGAACTTTCGGACGGTAAAGCAAACACTCTAGAAGAGTTTTTTGAAGAGTTTAGACGGATGAGAGACTCATCACAAACTCAATTTAAGGACGACTTCATTAAAAATGCGGTCGAGTACTATAATAAAAATGGTACACTAACTCCATATCTAGAAGCAACTTCTGTTAACTATGAGGAATTGTCTGACGAACAAATCATGAGACGTGAATTAGAGCAGAATAATCCGACTCTTTCTAAAAAGGCCTTAGACAGGTTATATCAGAGAGACATAGTGAACAAGTATAATTTAGATTTGGATAAATTCGATGAGGAGGAGGTAGAACTTGGTAAGGAACTTCTTAAAGCAGATGCTTCTAAACTAAGATCAAAGTATGTTGACGAACAGAAAAATTTTACACAACCTCCGAAGAGCGAAGAAACGGAAGAGTCTAGCGTGGACCAAGAAGAGATCATGCAAAAGTGGGCAGAAACTGTTACATCTAACCAAACAACTAAGGATGTTTTAGACAATAAACGCATCTTAGTTGAGTATGGTGACGATAAGTTTTCATATGAAATTGAAAACCCAGAAGAGTTAAAAGAAATGACTCTTGATAATAACAAGTTTTTTAACCTTTTCAGAGATGAAAGTGGTAATATCGACTTTGATAAATGGTATAAAGTTTTGGCTTATGCGTTAGACCCAGAGGTTTATGATTCATCTCTTATTTCTCATGGACAAGAGTTAGGTCAGGAGAAGGTTGTTTCAGATTTAAAGAACCCAACTAAACCTACAAAAAGTTCTCAGGAATATAGAACTCCATCAAACCCTATTGAGGGGTTAATTGGAGCACTGAGCCGAGGTGACTCAGATATTAAAATCATTCGTTAAATTTTTTAAATAACAAAGTAAAATGGAAAATTCTAATTACATAAGTTCTTTATCTTTCTTACAGCATTCATTTGTTCAAGGAAGAGAGATCTTATCAAGCGTTTTAGACGTACAAAATGAGGAAGACTCATTTCTAGACGTTATGCAGGCGTTAGGCAAAATGAAGCCAACGACTCAACCTGTATACCATGCTTTTGTAAATGAAGCATTGTATAAGGATAATTCAATCACAATCTCTGAAGCAGGTTCAGGTACTGGGAAACAAACGGGTATCTCAACTTCTGCAATTGGAAATGCAAGAGTTGGTGATTTGATGATGGGTGCATCAGGTGATGTATACCTAATTACAGCAATCTCTTCTTCTAATGAAGTAGATTTTGTACCAGTAGACGGAACAGGAACTGCAACTGATTATGATGCAAGTGGAGATATCTTCAAGGTGTTTTCAAATGCACAAGGCGAAGGTTCTGGAGTGCCAAGTCCAATTAAGTATGGTTTAACTAAGCAGTCAAATAGAGTGCAAATCTTTAAAAACAAATACAGAATTTCTGACGTTGCTAAAGCATCTAAGGTTACTGTAGAGTATAAAGGAAAGCCTTACTTTATGTACAAAGGTACTTACGAAGCGTTAATGAGATTTAGAGCAGATATCTCTAATGCATTAATGTTTGGTAAAGGATCTGGAGATTTCTATGCGGGAGCAACTGTAGGTGATATGAACATTGGCGGTAACGCAGTTCAAACTACTAACGGTTTAAAAGAAGAGTTAAAAGCAGGTGGTATTTTAAATTCATCATCTCCTTACGCTTTTGATACTAACGTCCTTACAACTTTAGAAAACTTGACTTCTGCTTTAAACAAAGCAAGAGCACCTAAAGATTATTGGATGTGGGTAGATACTTCTGCTAATATCAAGATTGATAATGCATTAAACGGCCTTTCAGGTAACGTATTAACTGGTGCAAGATTCAATGTAGATGGTAGAGAAATCGACCTAGGAATCGACAAGTTTAGTTTATATGGAAGAACTTGGAATAAGAAACAACTTTCTATCCTAGACCATAACGAACTTGGTGACACAGTAACTGGATCTGGTGAAATTTACTTAGTGCCAACTGGTCAAGTAAAAGTTGCCGGAGGCGGTGGATCTCAAGATTACTTACAAGTAAGATATCTTGAAGGTGATGGTAATAACTTCTCATTCAGAGAAACACTTACTGGTGGATTAGCACCTACTCCTACTTCTGCTGATGCTGTTCTTGACGTAAACTATCAGGCTATTTTAGGTCTTGAAGTTTTAGGAAAAGAGCACTGTGCATTAGTAACAGGATTCTAATATTTATTAATTATGAAGAGGGGGGTTATTCTCCCCTCTTTTTTTAACAACTTCAAATTATGATAAAAACAAAAGAATACAATAACGTTGGAGAAACACCAACAATAAAAAGAGGTGAGGTTAAAGTTTTTCAATGGTTAAATGTGAAAGACGATCCTCAAAACAAAGGAATGAAAATAATGCCATCTATAGCATTTGTTCCGACTGTTGATAGAGTTTTTGACCCTTCAAAAGATGACTACGTTGACATTGCAAATATATCTAACTTAGGAGTTGGAGGAAAACCAGTTATAAAACCAATCACTTTTAGTAAGGCAACAGAAGGCAAACTTCTATTAAGGGGTGATAAAACAGGAGATAAAGAAATATTTGAATATCTAATGATGTCAAATTTCAACGCTTCAAATCCTAATAGAGATAAGACAATTAGACCTTTATTTGAGTTGGTAGAACCAAACAAGAAGGCTAAAGAGTCAAGGGATGCAAGAGGTTTAAGGAGAGAGGCTATGAATGTTGCTGCTGAATTATCAGCCGCAGAGGTAAGAGAGTTCATTGCTTCCTTAAACAAAGATGAAAAAAGAGATATTTCCATTCTTAGAGATGAACTAGAAATAATGGCTGAAAAAGATCCAAAACAGTTCATTGCATTAAGTAAGGATAAAAATAAATCTATACAGGCTAATGTTAAAAAAGCAATAGATAAAAAAATCATTGCTTTTAACAAAGAGACAAGTTCGTACTTATGGGTGTCAACTGGCGAAACTATCGTGCAAGTACCACGCTCATCGAAGGCAAGTTATTTGCAAGGGTTCGTCAACTTCGTTTTGAGTAACAAAAATGGGGAATCAGTTTACCAAGAAATCGTAAAATTGCTTAAATAATTTGTTGTTGGTTTGTTTTGAAAGCCGGTCAACGTTTTTGTACTGAGATCGGCTTTTTTTTTGAAAGATTAAATGAGTACATTCACAAATGACGTAGGGACAGTAACGATAGACTTTAGTTATGAATTTGACTTGGTCACTACTCCTGTGCTTAAAATTCAAGACACCTCAACCTATACTGCTGCACAAACAGGAGTGAAGATATGGGTGAAGGTTACAAGGCCAGATGGTATTATAAGAAACTACCCTACTGATGCAGATATAACTGGTGACTCCGGTTCTTTAGATCCTTACAATTTTACCTTACCATTAGATCCGTTGAGTGGAGACCCTGCTCAAGGAAACTACAAAGTTGAATATAAGTTTACTGTCGGAGACGACACTCCAGTTGTAAAAACTAAAACTCACAATTTTGAGTATGCAAAACTCAATATATCTATGACAGATGACATTGATGAGTTTACACCAGTAGTAAAAGTCAAGGATACCACGTCCTCATATGATATTACAAACTACACAAGAACAAGTTTAAGCAGAGAGTTTAGTTCAAGTATTTCTGCCGTTTCAAACACAATTAATGACAAGACCTCAACAGGTACAACATCGGCCGATAGAGAATATAATTTAGTAGATACAAATAGTGAGTATTACGATGCTGAGTATAGTGTAACTATGTCCATAACTACTGTTCATACTCATACTACTTATTCTTGGGTGACCGTTAAAGAAAAAATCACAAAAACATTAAAAGTTAATGTATACAAGCCGCCAACAAGATCGGAACTAATAGATGAGATTGATGATTTAAAAAATCAATTGGAATCTTATGATGGCGTTAATATTAATTTATACAACAAAAAAAGAGCAGCATACGAGGAGGTTGTAACTGGATTACACCACCTAACACTAAGACTAGATGCAGGTGATAATGACAATGAAAATAATGAGATACTACAGAACATTATTAATATCTTGCGTAACGATGTTCCAAGGGTTCATACAAACAATGTTTTAGGTGCCACAAGTCCTAGTATATACGGAACAGTAAACATACAGTGGACAAACATACTAAACAAACCAGTATATGATCCTTTTGAGACATATATAAAGATTTTTACTGTTGCTGCTAGTACTTGGGTTGTAGAACACAACTTAGGAAAAAAACCATCAGTAACAGTTGT